TTGTAATTCTAGTGTAGCTCCTAATTGAGTTACAGCTATATTCTGGTTAGTGTCATTACTTGTTAATATTGCTTTAAATTGAAAAGCTCTACCTGTTATTAATACGTTACTAAATTCTTTATAAGCACTCCAAGTAGGAGAACCAGAAGGATCATCATCTGTGGATCGTACATAGACAGCAGCATTACAAGCTGTAGCTTCGGTTAAACCACCAACAGCATCAATATATCCCCAAGTATCAATTAAATCTGTTCTATCATCCCATAAACTATTTAATATAAAGTTACTTGCTTTCAAAGTTTTTCTTAAATTAACGTCATAAGATTGTGTTAAATCTACAGAGTTGGCAAAAGAATATTCTCCAGAAGTTTCTGTTGCATTACTTGTAACTACTAATTTCAAAGCATCTAAAGATGAATCATAAACTGTATTTGTTTTAGATCCTGTAAAGTTAGCAGTATGTTCATCAACCGTTGATACAACAAGCCTTTCAGTAGGAGCAGGTAGATTTGTTGTAACCCTTGTATTATTCCAATCAGAATCTTGTGAGCCAGGTGCAGGTGATTGTCTTCCCCCATCGTCTTCAAACTTTATAAGATATGTTCCCTCAAGTAACGGAACTATTTTTTGTGTTTGACTACCTGCTGCTGCGACAACAATTTCTTGTGAATCTTTCCATTGCGCTGCTGATGTTAAAGAAGAATGTCTAATAAGCGTCTTACCCCCTAATAAAACATCAAGCTCTGTAGCACGATTCCAACTTAAAATTGCACTTGACTCGTCTATAGGTAACAAGCTAACACCACTCACATTTGCAGGTAATGCTGTTTTTCCTACAGCAACAAAAGGATTTAAAGAGTTAGGAAGTGTAGACCTTAAACCAGAAGAACTTACGCTATAAACCTCAATTGTATAGTTACCTTCGATAGTATCTGGTATCTCATAACTTTTTGCACCTTCTACTATTCTTGATGTGTAATTACCTTGTTCATATCTCCACCTAACGTATGCGTTATCAGTAGATGTTGTCCAACTAACAATTATTTTTACCCTAGCAATTCCTGTGTCTTCATAAATAACTTCTTCTGCCGTCACACCAGAAGGTGCTGATGGTGGTATATCTAAATCAGTAATATCTCTTGTTGGTAAAGTAATGCCGCTTTCAATATGATTATATTTACCTGAGTTATACTCACTTGCTGTCACAGTATAGAAAGCTCTATCCTTTTCTTCTATTGATAAAACTCTCCAAGTACTTGTGAGAATATTTGTTGTTTGATAAACCCAAATGCTATTTGCATTAGGAGCGCTTGAAAAATGCTGACCTAAATTAATAACACTACCTGAGATTGATGAAACTGTTTTATTTTCAACGCTACCATCAGGAAGTATTGCAGATAAAGTAGCTCCAATTGAATAAGTTAAATCTGTCGTATCATCTACTGTTACAGAGTTCGTAGTAGCAGCTTGAATACGACCACCTCTTCTTTCCCCTGATTTCAATGGATCTGCAATCTCGATAATTTGACCTGGCCTGACTAAAACACCTGCATCAATAGCGCAACTAAATGTCACAACTTCACGTTCTACGTTGCTCATGTAAAGCATCCATTTTGCTAAACGTGATGCTTGTCCACGACTTGTACAAGCAAAAGCATCAATGTTTTTAACAACAGAACCATATCTAGCTTGGTTTGCAGTATCTATTTGCTCTACATAATTTATATCTCTTAGTTCTAAATCTAAATATTTAGCAATAACAACAGTAGGTCTTTGTTTCTGACTAACATCTGAATAACTGAAGCCAGGTTCTAATACGTTTGCAAGAGTAAATAAATAGCTTGAATCTTTTGGTGAATCTTGTGTGATTGTAAAAGCACCTGCGCTCCAAAAAGGCATCGACCTAAATACAGAACACATTTGGTTAATTACGTTATAAGCTTCTTGTTGGTTATGTATCGCTACATTGCAACTAAATCTTGGTTCTGTATTACCTGTTCCAGTTCCGTCATCTATAAGTTCAGAAGAATATACAGAAGCTTGATAGAAGCTAAATTTATCTAAAGCAGATTCTTGTAAATGAGAACCTAAACCATATCTTTCAGAAGTTAAAAGATCGTATAAGCACCAAGCAGGGTCGTTTGTGTATTGAGCAGCGCCTAAAGTACCATTAAATGTTCCAGAATAAGACAAACTACCATCGGCTCTTACTGTTGCATTATGTGGAATTTTTACTTTTATCCCTTTTACTAAATATTTTCTTGAAGGTATAGAAGAAAATTGTTCAGCATCTACTTTCAAGCCTATAAGTGCTGAGTTGGGATATGTTCTTTGGTCATATTTTATTTCTACATAAGTATTAAATTGAAAAGCGTTTACTAATTTTGAAGATGAGCTATCTGCTGTAATTCTTGTTACTTTAATATTCACAGGAAAAGCGCCATCTAAATTAATTAAATAATCACGCAAATAAACATCAGGAGTTCGACCTGTAATCTTTCCTTGATTTCCAGATACAACATTTTGATATGAACCACCACTATATTGAACAGCAATTTCTAACTGTATTTCTGTACCAAAAATATCTCCTTTATCACTAAACTGTTGTAGTTGTGGTACTGTTATTTGTACAGAAACTGCATCAACATTGGAATCCGTAATTTGTATAACTTTTGGTGTTGCTTGAGGGACAGTAGAAAAACCTGTGGATTTACTAGTAGCAATATCTCTTGTTATAGGAATTGTTGTTTGATTAGAAGTTCCTGTTCTTGCCTCAAAAGTTACATCTTTAAAATTAAAAGTACCATCAGCAGCTTGTAATGGTGTGTTATTAAAAAATATAGACTTAGCGCCATCATCAAGTCCTTGTATCTCGCCTTCACCTATAAGATCTAAAACTCTTGCAAAACTTTTTGAATCTAAATTATCTTTCGCTTCGGTAGGTGTGCCACCGCCACCGCCACCGCCTTTGCCACCGCCACCGCCAGATCCAATTATCTTACTCATACTTCCACCTGCTCGTTTGTAATATTAGCTGACACCACTACAGATCCAGTCATCGTGCGACCGTATATCACAGGAACAGCGACCCCTGCTTTTGTTGTATTTTGTATGCCACTAAAATTAAAAGATCTTCTTGGGTCTTGATTTTCTTCTGGAATTGTCTCTACAGGTGCAAGCATAGTTGCGATCCCATTTAGTACTAAAGATGCACCAATTACAGAAGTTATTGTTCCGACCTTTGTAAAAAAGCCACCAGCCACGGCTTCTCCAGCCCCAAATAAACCAGTATGTCCAAACATACCAGCACCAGGGAACATAAAACTTGCCCCTATTAATGCAGCACCTAATAATACTTGTCCAAAATTTCCACCTGCACCTCCAACAACAGGTACTATTTTTATATCACTTGCTCCGCTTGGATAATGTAATTCCTTTTCATCAAGTTCCCATTCATCCACTAATATTCTGTAAGACCTATCAGCCATATGTTTTTCTAGTTTAGGAAAATTAACGACTAAAAATCTTATTGCCTGTGCAGCATTATTTACTTCTGCTTCTAAAGTTTTCTCACCAAGAAACTTAGCAAGTTCTCCGTATAGCTTAATTTTACGCAGCATAACGAATCCTTTTACCTGTGCATTTTAGCAGCCATTCATCTAATAGGTCACGACTTGATAATCTATTTTGCAAATGATGCAAGAGAGTCTGCTGTCCTAAGTAAACACCAATATGGTTTAATCCGCTACTACTTACAGACATTAATAATAAATCTCCATACCTTAGATCTTCTGTTGGCAATAATTCTCTGAAACCTGTATCTTCATAACATTGATTAAACATCGGATTTTTAATAAATTCGTCAGGGTCATTTGGTCGTACCCAATCCCTTAACTCTATGCCTAAATCTTCTTTGTAAAAATCACGAACTAAAGACCAACAATCATTTACTCCCCATACCCATTGCCTTCCTATTAGTGGAGCTTTATATCCACAAGGCTCACAAAAACCCCATTGTTTTAGATTAGGTTGGATAATCCACCATTTTAGATTTGATTTTTCACAAGCAACTCTATCTGCATCACTAGGATGTGGACTTGTAACTGGATGACTATGAATGACAGCTACAACTTCTCCTTGATCTTCTGCTTTTACCCAATCATCAGCATCTAATATAAATTGATCTGTAGGTTTAGCAGCCAAATTTTTACAAGGAAAATAAATTTCTTTTCCTTTTTTAATAATTAATAAACCACACGACTCTCTTGGGTTTTCTTTTACTGCGTGTTCAAGTGCTTGATCTTGCCACATTATGCAAAAAACGTACCAATACCAGGGAAATCATCAGGTAAGACCTGACGTTTTGGCAATCTTACTCCGTGAACATCAGAACTTGCTGCAAGCTCAAATACAACTTCTGCTCTATTTTCTGCTTGTTTACGATCTATTAAAAATATTTGTTCATCAAACGTAGCAGTAGGATCAGGAGTTCCGTGGGGATTATCAGCAGATTCCTGACTTACAAGACTGTCATTCTCCTGTAGTAGCTCACTATCATCTTCTAATAAAATATCTCCAATATCAAAATTAATATGATCTATATATCTTTCTAATGTTCTTATTCGTGTTACTTTCGCACCCTCTAATCCTTGCGGAAGAGTAAGTAATATAGTTGTTATTGTACCTAAAATATTAGATATTTTTAATGTGGGTCTTGGTGTTTGCTTACCATTATATTCAAAGCCTTCTGCTTCGATTGGCATCCTTGTATACTCAATATTGTTAAAAACTATATTACTATTTTCATTTTCACTAGTTCCATTGTGAAAGTAATATATTTGAGAAATACTGTGCATTGTTGTATTTAACTCAAGCTGAAAAAGCTCAATAATATTACTTGGATTGGGTTTTTGTAGTTCAGCTACAGGTATTGCCATTATGGTTCAAATACTTCGTTAAATGTAACTTCTATTGTTGCTAAGTTAGGATAATTAATAATCTTTTTTCTTGGTAAAGCGCGATATTTAGATGTTGATGTCTCATCAGGCGCTTGCCAATTAAAATAGTCTCCATCTGCAATACGAGCATCCAAAAAAGCCTCAATAGTGTCACTTTCTGCTTCAGTAATATTTTCAAATATCAAACTATAACTTTTTGGATTTATATTTAATCCAAACTTTACGACTTGCTCATAGCCATCTTGAAATCTAGTCCTTGTAATAGAAGGATTAACATTTTTTTCAACTCCATATACAGGGTCAATTGATGGAAATGTTTCAGCCATTACGAAAGTAAACCTCCTGGTCGTTGTTGTTTGATAAGTTCTGCTTGAATTACAGAACCAAGCATTTTTCCAAGTTGTGCTGATTGTGGTTCATTTGCTTGAACGGCAGATCCGGAAGCATCTACGTTTACAACTAT